AATAGCTGAATTTGAAACAGGTTGTACTATCTGTCCATAACCTTCAGTGTTTGGCTGACCATCTCTTTTTCGAGCAGGGAGAAAACCAAATGGATTAAGACTTGTAGCCATAATAATTCTCCTTTAAGAAAAAAAGTTGTTAAAAAATTAGTCCTGAAACTTAGGTGCTCTCCCCTTTGTTACAGAACTCTTACTTGTATTACTTACAGGTAAAGGATTGTTTTCGCCCATCAATTGTTGATTAACAGCTCCCATCATCTCCTTTGACTTGTTTAAGTAATGTGCTTTTTTCGCTTCCAGTTTGAACGTAGGTATTTTACCTAGTGCTAAATCTCCACGACAGATTACTCCTGAATAGCGACCTTCCTTCCTCACGACTGAAGTTGCTCCCATCTCTGGTGCCTCCTCCGGAGTTACAAACTCCCAGCCTTGTTGTTGTTTCCTACCGATATTTTGATAATCTTCATTACCTTTTAAATCAATACGAAGCCACCCCAAGGTCATGCCTGAATTTTTGAACTTCTCCTCAATTTCTTTTGGAATTTGAGTTTGATTAGGTTCTTCAAATACATACTCTGTTTGTGCTCTTTCGTTAGCTTCCCTTACTTGAGAACTACGTGTATTTACTCGTGTCATTATTTACCTCCACGTTGCATATTTATTGTTGTATAGTCACCTTCAGATTTAGTTACCTTCATCTTTTCGGCAGCATACTGTTCAAGTGGTATTCCCCATTTGTTAGCTAATCTAACATCTTCTTGAGATAGTTTAACTTTCTTTGGGTTAGGAGAGGAACGTGACCCTCCTGCAACTACTTGAGATGGTGATGACGAACCATCATTTCGTTCTGTTGTTACTGGCTCTTCCGTTTGTGTAAATTTATTAGGAAAAGCTGTACGCATTCTTTTATCTATTTCATCATAGAAATCTTCATCATTAGGACTGTATCCTTCATTTTTTAATTCAGCATCTATTGCTAAAGCTGAAGCAGTCATAACATTATCTTTACCAAACCATTCATTGTTTGCTTGCCAGTCTACAGCTCTTGGGTCTGGCTGAACAGGTTGTTGCACTGGTTGTTGTTGCTGTACCTGTTGTTGTTGCTTTGGTTGTTCAGTAAATTTACTTTTTGTTACTGCAACATTTTTTAAATCAGTTTGTGCTTCATTTAATGCTTCTTGTGCTTTTAATAATTTTTCTTTATCTTGTGCTTCAAAAGCATCAGCATATGCACTTCTTGCTAAATCTAATTTATCTTTTAATTGTTTTTCTGTTGCATCTAAGTTTAATCTACTGACTTTATTAAACTCTGTTTCTTTTGTGCTGTATGAATTTTTTAATTGTTCATTCTGTCTGATTAGGTCAGCTATCTGTTCGTCTCTTTCTTTTCTTTGACGTATTAACTGTCTAATTCTTTTTTCTGCACCTTTTGTTTGAATACCATCTAGTTCTTTTGGCTCTTCTTTTTTAGGTTCTTCTTTCTTTTCTTGAACCGGTTCAGGCTTTGCCTCAACTTTTTCTGGTTCTTTTTCTACTTCAAATTCTACTTTATTTTCTTCTGTCTTTTTAGAGGTATCTACCTCACTCCAATTATCTTCCATATTATCCTCCGTTGTGTACGAAACAAACGCATTACGTACTTCTCATAATAATTATATCACATATTTTATTTTATTTCAAGTATTATTTACATTTTTGTTAAATTAAATGTAGGGTCTAAATGTGTTGGGTCTCCAACCTTCATTATTATCTGGTCATCAAATAATAATAATAGTTTAACACCTTTATAAAATAACTTTTGTCCTGCATGTTTTCCATAGCAGATGTAATCATCTACTGCACACCAAGGACCATTTGGAAACTTATCTATATCTTGATAGGCTAAATCTCCTATTTTTAATACTCTACCAACTGTAGTTAAATATGCCATATCATCTTTAACTGCATCTGGTAATAATATACCACCTTTAGTTTTCTCTTTAATACTTATAGGTCTAACTAAAACATGATAACCTGGTAGTTCTGGTAATATATCTGGGTCTACTTTATTATCATCAGATATCCAAGAACTGTTTTTCATTGCACTTCCTAATGCGACTTGTTGCATTAATCATCCTCCATTCTACGTTTTAAAATTGTTTTTAATGTTTGTGTGGCCCATTCAATACTTGCAATAGAACCAACTAATTGCCTATAGTGAGAGTAGTCTTCTGCAGAACCATTACCTAATGTTTCTTTTAGATTTCTAGATTCCTCACTATAGGCTTTTAATACTTCGTCAAATATTTCCATTCAACTATTATTGGTCTGCAAATGCAGGTGCAGTTGTTGAAGTTACATGTCCATAAACCTGATAATTTGTACTATCAAGACCAATGAATATAACATCAAAAGCTGCAGGAACATTTAACTGCAGACTACTATTTGAACTACCATTTGGATATACAACAGCATTATCAGCATTGGTATCTAAATGCACAATATTACCTTTGTAAAAATTAGTATTACCAGGTGTTATAAATATTGCATCAGTTGCATCAGTAGCTAAACCACCATAAACAAATCTATATGCAACACCAGCTTCAGGTGCAGGAAGTGTATAAGTATTATCTTGTCCACCATCCGGCACTAAATTAATTCTACCACCATGTGTTGCTTTAGTTATTGTTATATCACCATCAGCTAATACTGTAGGTGTTGCTACCATTCCAGCACTACCATAAGTAAAATCTGTAGTAATAATACCAGTAGAGGAATTTTCTGTGATAGCATTAAAGCCATCTTCAGACCTCACTGGTCCTTTAAAAGTTGTGTTTGCCATTTTCTTCTCCTTGAATAATCTACTGTCTTGGCGAGTCTGCTAGGTCAGTCAGTAGAAGTTAATAAATCCTAGAAAACTATTTATCAATATCTTTCAAAAACTTTAATGCTTCTTTATCTTCTTTTTGCTCTACATCTACTTGTTTCTTTGCAGAATCAAATAATAGCTTTTGTTGTTCTAATTGTAATTTTTCTTCCTCTATAGATAATTTAGTCATTATGTCTAATTGTTTCAAGGCCTCTCTGCTAGTTCTATCATCAACAGCTTTTTGTGATTTAAGTGAGGTGCTAATACCTTTGTGTTGTGCATCTAACATTTGTGCTTGACGTTTAATATCTAACTCTTGTGCTTCTATAGATATTTTTGCATTTTCTTTTGCAGCATCTAGTTTTAGTTTTTCTTTTTCTAATTCTACTTTTGCCTGCTCTAATGCAACCAGTTGTTGTTCTGGTGACATAGCTGGTCCTTGTTTATTTGCATTTAATACATCTTGTGCTGCAGCAGCCATTACAGCTTCTATAGCTGTTGGGTTTCTTTGTGCCTCTGGTATCTGCTCTAACATAGCTTGTGTTGTTCCATTAATCTGTTCTTGATATTTCATAATAGAATGCTCTTGTATATTTGCTTCTAATATTGGTTTTACTCTAACCATAATAGGACTTGCTCCATTTGCAGGGTCTTGTAAATATGCCATCTTTACTTGGATATGTGCATCATGATTTTGTCCCATAAATGCAGCTATAGGAAAACCTTTTGTAGCAGCAGCAATATCTGATACTGGGTCTAAAGGTTGTGGCTTCGGTGCTTGTGGTAATATCTCTTCTATGTTTGGCATATTAGATGCATTTAATATTGTTCTATTTAATGCTTCTAAATTAAACATACCTGGTGGTGATTGTTGTGCCATTTGTAATGCCATGTTTGCTAACATCATTCTATGTGCATTACTAGGAATATTTGGGTCACTAACAGGTACAACATCTACTGCACCATCAAAATCTTTTTTAAATATTTCTCTACTTGCATTAGGAACATCATAAGGATATTCTACAGGTAGATAATCATAATCTATTTCTGCGATAATTTTAAATTCATCTCTTTGTGATTTATGTAATCGTTTATGAATACCAGAAAAAAATTTACTAGATGCTTCTAATAAAGCCATAGTAGTACCCACAGGTCCAGAGGAGGCAGCATCAGAAACTATTTGTTCTGTACTGTCTGCAAACTTCTGACCAGCAGCAGTTACAAATCCAAGCATGTTGTATAGCACTGAGGAAGGCTCTTTATATGGGAGAGGAACAATCGCCTTTTGTAAATCTATACCTGTTGCTTCGACCTCCTTGAACTCACCAGGAGCAATAGGTTCGTTATCGCCCACCATTCTTACTCCTTTTGCCTTAAACCCTCCTGGTAAATTAGCGAACTGTCCAGCATCTACAAGACTCCTCATAGCCGCAGTCGCTGTCATTGTTAGATTACCTAGGAAATGTATAAGACCTAACCCATAAAAACTAAATCCTGGTACAAATTTGTAATGAACAAAGTGCATCCTTTTTTCTTTATTTGTATCACCAGCTCTATAGTTTCTACGAATACTTAATATTTGGCGAGACTCCTGTTCTACAGTTACAATGTAAGGAGCAAACTCACCTTCTTGACACTCTGGGTCAGGAATATCAAGATGTAAATGTTGTTCTAATAATACATATTGTGGGTCATGTTCTGCAGTTGGTGATAGTCCCATAATAGTATTTAATTTTTCTGATAGATTAGTTTGATTAGGATAAGATGCTTCTGGTAATTCTACATCTGAATAAATACCAGACTCAATATCCTTTTGCATATCTACAGGATTACGATATATAACGTGTGTATACCTATCTGCTTTTCTTAAATTACTTGCATAGTATGATACATAAAATTGGTCAATAGGTACAAACTCAGATACTGGTCTTTCTATACCAGCGTCATAATAAACTTTTTTAATAGCAGAACCTATTAGAGGTAAATGAAAAAGCATTCTTTCAAATTCATCAAAGTATTCTGGCATTTGTTCAGTCAACTGATAGTTCATAAAGTTTTGAACTCTATTTGCCTGCTCTTGTTTTTCTACAGATTGTGTTCCTAATATCTGTGCCTTTACTGGCCCACCTACAGGAAATAATTCTTGTGATGCTTTAGATTGAAACTTCACCGCAGACTCTATTAATAGTGGGTGCACTGCAGTACAAGCACCTTCAAAAGGTTCTGTAGCATCTTCTAGTTTTAATCCTAATAAATCAAAACCTCTTTCAAACATAGAGTCCCACTCTGCCCTAGAATCTTTATCTGCTTGAAAGTTTCCAATAACTGTTTGTGCAACATCTTTTAATACTTCTTCATCCATATCATCTGCTAGATTAGTATAGTATTCTTTTGCTGTTACTTCTTCTTGTATATTCTCTTCACCAAAGTTTACTGTAACTCCACCATCAGTATCTACTTCAAAAGATACATTTTCATCTTCAGGTGCTGTAGCATTAATAGATACTACATTTGTTGTTTCTTCTTTTTTATCGAATGGATTTTTTTCTACTGCCATTTATAGTCCCTCTATGTAATTGTGTACATAGCCACCTTTTTCAAATTTAAAATCAGCGGCCTTTCCCATTATTGGTTTTTTTGCTAAAACTAATGGTCCTACCTGTATTACTTCTTCTGCATTTAATACTGGTAAACCTGTAGCTCTATCATAAAAATAACTTGCTCTTTGTGGATTATATCCTACTTGTATATAATCAGATTCTCCTCTTTTAATTTGCTCTAATATTTCTGATGCTTTATTATATGCTTCTTCAACTGGAGTATTTTTAAAAGTTCCTTCCATACCTGCAAAAGGACTTTTACTTTTTCCTTGTGCTACTTTTAATGCCATCTTAATTGGTCTTTGCATATCAGGTGTATGAAAGTCTACATTTTTTAAAACAGCAGTTTGACCATATCCAATTACTTTTCCTGGTTGACCTTTAGCTTTTCCTAACTCATGCATAGTAGGAACCCAAGTATCATAATTATCATAAGAAGGAATATCTAATCTATTAGAAACTTTTTTACCATCTAAACTTTCTAAACTAATATCTTTTCCAATAACTTTATTATTAGCTTTATTTCCAACTATCGATTGTATTCTTTTTAATGAAGGCACAGTAGGCATCTCTTCAAACATACTAACAGGATTTAGTTTTTTTACTTCTTCATCCCATTTTGTTTTTGTTATTTTACCTTCTTCTAATTGTTTAGCTAATTCTTTTAATGTATCAGGTTGGGCACGTCTTTGTGTTTCTGGTAATTTGTATGCATTTCTAAAATTTGTTGATGTATTAGGTACAAAACCATCTATTGTATCTTTGATTTTTGTAGTATCAAAAAGACCTAATTTTTTCCAAAAAGGTAATGCTTTTTTTTGAATATCTTTTATAGCAAATCCTTTTGCATCATCAGAATAATCTGATAACATATTTACTACATATTCTCCAATACCTTTTCCTCTTTCTTTTTTATCAATCTCTATATTTACTAAATGTTGTATTTTACTATTACCATCTGGCTCTTGTCCTAAAACAACTTTACCAACTTTTTTAGGTTTATTATTTTTATCTTTCATTAATATTTGATAAAGTCTTTTACCTTCAGCAAAACCAAAATCTTTACCAATTTCCATTAGTCCTAAAGTTTCATTATTATTAAAATATAATCTAGACTCACCTCCCAGAATCCTTTGTTTACTATAATTAAATTTATCTTTTACTAATTTACTTTCATCTACTTGTGACATTCCTGCTTTTACACCTTTTTTTCCTTTTAATATTTTTTTAGCAACTGTTTTAACTGCAGCTTTTGGAACTCTAGCTGCTGCTCCTACAATAGGTATAGCACCTAAAGCAGATAAACCAGTAAGTCCAGCTTTTAATGCAGCTTCACCATACTTACCTTCTTGAAAAGCCTCTTTTGTTTCTTCACCAAACTTTTTAGCTTCATATGCTGATATAGCTTCACCAGTTCCAGGTGCAACATCAGCAATAAACTGTTGTGCTGTTGGCAATCCTTCATACATGCTATATGCTTGTTGAATATAATCACCTAGTTCTTTTTGTTGTGCTTCATCTAACTCAGGTAATACAAAATTATCTTCAGGT